ATACTATATGGTCAAAAATGGGCGATGGTTTTAAGCAATACAAGGCTGACGTTAGCAAGGGCAATTTAACCATCGCCGATGCAACCCTTAAAGGTATGGGTGCAATTGAAAATGGCATTGTTAATATGGTGATGGGCGTTAAGACCTCATTTAAAGACATGGCGCGATCAATCCTTGCTGATTTAATTAGGATGCAAGTTAGAGCATTATTAGTGCGCAGCATTTCAGGTGGATTTGGATTTAGCTTGCCTGGATTTGCTGCCGGAGGCCGCCCAACCCCAAATCAGCCATCGATCGTGGGTGAACGTGGTGCAGAGTTATTTGTACCGGATCGCGCCGGTACAATTGTGCCAAACCATCAACTTAACACCGCCACGGGCGAGGTGAAGCAGGTTAGTGCCGAGATTAATTTTAATGTCCAAGCTATTGATGCGGCTAGTTTTAACAGTTATTTGGTTAATAATAGAGGCACAATTGAGAGCATTATTAATAGCAGCCTTACGTCAAATGGTAGTGTGCGCCGCACCATCAAACAAGTTGTTTAATGAATAATTTAACCTCAACTATTATGGCTAACCATCAGCATCTTCAAGTTGAGGAATGGTTAAAACAAGGCCACTCAGTACAATTTAATAGTGGCAAAACGCAGCGCGTGGTCAACTCGTCAATACCGGCTTTGCAGATGCAGGTTAGTTATAACAACCTCACCAAATCACAATTTGAGGCATTGCAAACTGTTTATGAGGCTAACCATTCTAATACCGTTATTATTGATGCAGACGATATACATGATTTACGCCCTGACGTGATGGGGTTAAATGCCTCAGTTTGGGTGTTTAAAGAGTTTAAATTTAGGGTGGTTGCACCGGCACTTTATTCAGGCACGATTAATTTGATCAGCAGTGTGTTTTTTAATTACACTGAGTACCAAGCCGCCTATGCGCAATCATCCTCATACACACCAATCACTTCAACTGACACTGGGTTTACAGCAGTATTAGCCAGTGCCGAGCCTTATTCAGTGGTTTTTGAATATATATCAAATTCGATTTTTTCAAATATTGGATCATCAGCTAGACACATTAAAGATAAGAAAGGTTTACGCCGCAAATACACTTTAAATTGGTTGCTGCAAGAGTCAGAATTTTTATCATTAATTCAGTTTTATCGCAAGAAAGCCGGCATTATGGGCACATTTGGGATGCCCAAAGAGGGATCAATTTCACTAGGATCGACCGCTAAAACTAAAGCATATTTTATGACCGATAGTTTTAAATTTGATCGCCGAGTTGATGGCATGTATGTTTGTTCATCAGACATTGTGGAGGCGTTGCAATGAGTAAGGCCATCACCAACAATGTGCGCTCAGATGAGGCGTTTGCCATACTGCATTTATTTGAGTTTTATTTAGATAAAAATTGGGATTATGACCAAGCGGATGCCGGTGAGATTTTGCGTTTTACTGATCATGATGTGTTTGTCTATGATGGGGCGAATGAATACACGCCGCTTGCTATTACCTTTGACAAATTATCAGAAGATTTTTCAATGCAATCAGATAATATTAATGTCACCATTGATAATATTAATGGCGCATTAACCACCGAGGCATTGGCCTCAGAGTGGCGCAACAACCCCTGCAGGATCACGCGAGTAATTTATACCCCTGCGAGTGAAACCGTTGGATCAGACACTTATGAGTTTGGTGTGTCTGATCAAGGCTCTACCACATACCCACGCTTAGAAATTAGCGGTTTAACAAAAGACAGTTACACATTATTTGAGGGGGTAATTGATACTTTTAGTGCAACATCTCAGGCATTAAACGGCGGCTTAACAACGCAATTTGCGCACTGGTCAAAACCCTATCCGTCACGCACTTATAATCAAAATGAGTTCACATCAATTGTTGATGCCATTGTTGACACAGTTTATTGGGGGCGGGCAACTCCATAATGACTAATTGTTTCACCACTGTTTATAGCTATCTCAACGCGCATTTTAATGTGCCGCAGGAGTGGTGCGGGTGGACAATCTTAGACATGGATACCTTTGTCAAAGATGAAAAAAGATTTTTAGGCCGTAAAGATCACATCGCTTTTTTTAGAAGTTTTTGCACCAAGGTGAAAGAAGCTAAAAAAGACGATGTTGTATTAACCCGTAAATCAGTCGGCGTTGCTATTAATCAATTCACTTATTGGGTGTGGTCTGAGGATTCAAACAGCATAGTGCATAAAAAACTAAACAAAGATTGTTTAATTATGAGAGTTAAAAATGGGTGATACAATTAAAGCAATTGTTGGCATCGCCCTTATGGTGGCCGCACCGGGGATTGGTGCGTGGGCATCCGGTGGTGCGTTTGCATGGGGTACAGCCATTACCACTTTATCAGGCGTTGGACTGGCCACCGCTATTGGTGTCACTTTGGTTGCTGCCTCACTTGCGGGAAGTGCTTTAACGCCTGGAATTGGCGATATATCCGGTACAGAAGCCTATTCAGGGATGAAATTACAAACCCAAAAATCCAATATAAATCCAGTGCCGGTTGTATATGGCGAGCATCGCATGGCTGGAAATATCATTTATCAAGCAACTAGGGATTTAATCAATCTTGATTCTGATACACAAGGCCATAATAGGGATTATTTCGCCATTATTGTATTGGCTGGTCATATTTGTAACGATGTTTTAAAAGTATATGCCGGCGATACTGAACTAACAGCCAGTCAAAGCAATAGGTTCAGCGGCACATACGTATATGTGAGAAATAGCTACAACTATACTGATACAAATGTTAGAAATTTAACGTGGCACACAAGCGCTGGAGATAGGACTGGCGGAAGTTCTTATATGAATCTTGACAGTGTTGAAATCCCAGCAAATTGCACATTTTTAATGGTTCACCAAATATTTGATGGTGAAGATAACAAGAACACTCAGCTTGAAAATATAACCGTTGAGATCGAGGGAAAAAAAATAAGAACCTTGGCCAGTGCCTCTACCATTAGCACATTAACAAGTTACTCAAACAACCCGGCCGAAATTGTACTTGATCTGCTAACTAATGCTCTATCTATTGATGATTCTGATATTGATATTGCCACATTCTATCAAGCTAAAACAGATTGTAATAATAATGGTTGGTCTTGTAATATTGCTCTAATTCAGCAGGCCAATATTCAATCCATCGTCCAAGATGTTTTGGCAACTTGTCGAGGATCAATTGTTCACTCGGCCAATAAATGGAAGTTAAAAGTCGATGGCAAATCTCAATCTATAGTTGATACCTTGACAGATAATGATTTTATTAACAATAGTTTAAATATCTCAATGAAAGGCAATCGTGATATTGCTAATAAAATCATATTTAAATATATTAACCCATCGGATGATTGGTTAAGCGCGCAAGTGGTTAGAGAGGATGCAGATTTGCAAACCTATGATGGCCAAACCATTGATAAAACTTTAGATGTTAAGGGTGTGACGAATAGCACACAAGCTGGAGAGTTGGCAGAGATAACTTTAAACACTATGCGCTACACTGAAAACTCATCAGGCACTAGGATTAAGCAAACACCACTGGCATTGTCATTTGCAACCACGGTTAAAAATGCACATTTAGAAGTCGGAGATGTGATCACCATCAATAGTGATCTATTAGATAGAAATCGTAATTTTATTATTTTATCGGTTGAAACTGACCAATCCGGTTTGATACAAATTACATCAAGAGAGCATGCAGAAACGCATTATAAAAACAGCGCAGGAACTTATTTAATTTAGGGAATTAAAACATGGCAATAACAACTAGAGCAGGCAAAGGATCACCGCTTACGCACACAGAAATGGATGCGAACATCACGGCTATCCCTGAAAAAACATCAACCACGGGCGTGATCAAAGGCGCATCAGGATCAACCGCACAAAGACCTGCAACAGCAGTGGCCGGTTATACTCGATTTAATACAACAACCAATAGGCAAGAAACATACTCGGGCAGCGCGTGGATTGAAGATGTAAACACAGCAGATGCCTCAACATCGGGCATGGGTTTTGTGGTTGATGAGGATGCCATGACATCAAACTCAGCAACCAAAGTACCAACGCAACAATCTGTTAAGGCTTATGTTGATGCACAAGTTACCGCTCAAGATTTAGATTTTCAAGGTGATTCAGGTGGTGCGTTATCGATTGATTTAGATTCAGAG